TAGTTCTTAAACTTCTGGGATGGAATAGTCTTAATGCCAGCACGTTTTAAAATTTCTGCACCATGTTCACGATCTTGTTCCCAACGATTAGTGTCAATGCTAGGCCCAATAATAGGATAGCCTTTATCCCGGTAGCGTTCTAGTTGGTGAATGTAATAAGTGTTGTCAGTACAAAATACTAAGTCAGCCCAGTTCATGTGGGATTCCCAATCGGCTACACGATTAAGAAGACCACCATTACCAACCATAGACCTAGAGCCATCTTTGTTGTTACGAATGTAAGCCTTTATGGTATGACCATAGTCCATACACCTCAAAGCAAAGTCAAGACAAACACCACCACAATCAATGATTAATATGTTCATGGTTTATATATTCCTTCTTTACGTTTAGTGTCCCTACTTTTCTTAGCTGTAATTTCTCTTTTAGCAGCTTTCTTTTCACGTTCTATTTGTGCTGGGGTCTTAACTTTAATGTCAAGTTGTCTAGCTAACATTTGAGTTTCTCCACCTTCATCAGCAGTAGCAGACATAAGTGCTGCTGATTGTGGAACTTGTTTAGCAAGATAAGTTCCAATATCACCAGCTATATCTCCTAAAGAATCTTGAGGATGGTAAATTGGTTTTCCTGTACTTAGTTTGTGCGCCCAAGGCAACTCTAACATCATAAGTAGCATTGGGTTAAAAGTAAAAACAGGCCACAATAAAGCAGACAAATCTTTTTTACCTTCAGCTACTTGTTCAGCAGCATGAAGCAAATGGAATGGGCCAGCCCTACGTTGTTCAGCACTTTCACCAAACATAGCTTTAGCTATGTAATCCATTAAAGGATATAGCATAGCTGAAGCAACACCAATAGCTAACATAGAATCAACGCCCTCTCTAAAGTTAGCACGGCCTTCTGGAGTTCTTAAGTTACGAGGATCAACGTCTTTAATAGTATTTACTAAAGATTTAACCATTCCATAGTGATACCTAGCAAACAAAGAAACGTTAGGATTTTTAAGTATTTGAGAAACAGTTCGACTACCTAACACTTCAGATGGCATACGATAGTTAGGCATATGCCTTTCAGCGTGTTTTATAGCATCTTTAAGTTCCATCTTAGTGCCAGTACGAGACTCATGGTTTAACATAATCTCACGAATGTATTGGACGTACATTACATCACGAGTAAACCACATAGCTTTTTGAGAAGCATTAGAAATGCCGTTGTACAAATCACCAACAGAAGTACCTAATTTTTTAGCTAGTTGCCCCATACTCCTTTGCATTTCTGGAGTACCAAATATTTGTTTAGAAGCTTCTTTTTGCAAAGCATCAAAGTAATTGTTTCTAGGATCAGCACCAAGAATAGAACCACCCTCACGCATTATGTCCCGGTAAAATTTAGTTTGATTACCAACGTCTTTCCAAGCTAATCTTGCCGTAGTAGCAAACGTACCTACTTGTCTGGGGTCTACCCATCCAGTAAGACCACGAGCATTCCAAAGATGCATTACCTCATTAAACATATGTGGAACAGGATTTAACATCATGTTTTTGACAATAGCATTAGTAGCTTTCATCCACATAGTGTTGTCCCAAACTTTAGCAAAGTCTTCAATAATTGCAGCAGTTTTAGGATCAAAGTGCCAACCACGTAACTCAGGTATACGATCTAAGTTACTAGGAACAACCCAACCTTTAGGTAAATCTTTAAGAGGTTTGTCTGGACTAAATCCTACTTGTTCAAACAATTTAGATTTTTTAAGATTGTTTACTAGCTCTAGTTCACGAGCAGTTTTACGAAGAGCTATGTTAGCTATACGAGCAGAAGCTTCTGCATCATGCCAGTAACGATATGTAGAATGTTTTTCAATGTCTAAAACATTGCCATCAATAATACTTGGGTCTTCTCTCCATGTACGTTTTTCACTTCCTACTCCCCCTGCTGGGCCTGTAGAAAGTTTTTCAGAAGGTTTTCTAATTTGAATCTTATCGCCACGTTTAAGATTGATGTCAGGAGAATGGGAGATTAATTGTCTATTACCATTTAACCATTCATAAACTTCCGTACCCTTTTTAATTTCACGAGTACCAATAACTTTACCATCCTTATCTTTTATTGGAGCAGTTACATCTTCAGGATGCCTAACTAATTCAATAACACGACCATCAGAAGTTTGATAAACAGTACGCTCCATAGAAGCTTTAGCCTGTTCACCAACCTTATCTCCCATAGGAGTGTTGCTAGAAAAGAAATTTTTAAGAGTGTCTTTCCAACCTGGCTTTTCTTGTTCGCTCCACATACGAATACGAGATTGACCAGTAGTAAACTCTTCCCCTACATCACCACCTAACGCTTTAATTTTACGAACTAAAGCTAAATTTTCATCCCAAATACCCCTAAGTATTTGACCTAATTTACCACCAACTGTTTCACCACGTTCAATAGCATCAAAAGCTTCTTTACGTTGTTCAACTGTAATACCTTCAGCAGTACTTTCTTTGTAACCAATAACGTGTTCTGACTTGTCTTTGGTTTCAAACGTATTTACTTTGTGCATTGCATCGTCTAATTGCTGTTCGTTATTAGGAACAGGAATAGAACGCTCATTTAAATTCTTTTGGTAGTCTTCAAAAAACTTGATGGTTGCTTCTTCTCCATAACGCTCATAAATATCAGTGCTATGTTTAACCATTTCCTCTTCGTTAGCAATAGAACGAGGATCAATTTTTTCAAAAGCTTTAAGAGCTGGAGAAGAAATGTTAGGTACAAAATCTGTACGAGGTGTAAACGTTTTAGATTGTTCAACCATAGATATGCCATGATCAAACACTTCGTCAAGAGCAGTACGAGCACCTTCTGGAACACCTAAACCTAAACGAACAGTTTCTTTAAACTGTCCCCATAAGTTACTAAGAATATTTTTAGGTTGTTTACCTACTTTAACATCACTTAATAATTTTTGAAATTCTTTATTAGTAAAAGCTTCAGCTACAAACTCATGTACATTTTCAAAACCATAATGTTTAAATTTATCATTAAGAGCGTTGTATTCTCCAGGACTTAAACTTCCTTTTTCTTGTAGTTCCTTTTGAAGGGCTTCGTCATACTTTTTATTTTGTTCTAATTTATATTTATCAAACAACTCTTGCATCTTAATAGCAGCAGTACTACCACCTTCTATAAGAAGACGTTGTGTGCCAGCGTGCATAGCTTCGTGAGCTAATACACGTATGTCACCACCTTTACCTAGATGCACAAGATGATCTGTTCCACCTGTGTACAAACCAGCAGCATCTTGTTTTTCAACGCCTTTGTTATCTATATACTTAAGATAATCTGTAGAAAATTTAAGCTCTGCACTACGAATAAAATCTGATTTAATAAGAGATTTAATTAAAAGTCGTTGGCCTATAGAGCCAAGACCTTTGGTTTCAAGCACACGATAAAACGCTCCACCTACAGTACTAACACCCCAAAGATGATCTTGTAGTTCTTCCCATGTTGGTTTAGCAGGATTTTCAAACTGCACTGTAGGCATAGAATTTTGCAACTGTTCTATTTCAGAAGTAAGCCTAGCCTTTTCTTCATCAAGAATTCTTAAACCTTCACCATCACCATTTAAAGCTGCTTCTGCTCTATCTATTTCAATACCAAGAAACAGACGTTCTTCACGATCACTAATAGCCTTCTTGTGTTCTTCACGAGTAACTGGGGTTTCAACAGAGAGTTTAGCAACACCAGCAGGTTGGTCTTCAGTAATAGCAAAACGTTCATCATTTGCTTTACGCAAGTCACCACTATGCAATCCGGGTTCTTCTCCCGGAGGGTTTTCTAAAACATGATCTTCAGGTATTTGTTTAGTACGTTTAGCATGGTCAACAGCTTCTTCACGAGTTAAAAATTGACCACGTTCAGTAACAAAACCTTCTACATAATCTGGGTGATCTTTAGTATCTGCTTTACGTTGTTCATTATGTTTTGGCCCATGACGTTCTAGTTCACCAGTTGCTGTGTTTTTAATAGCAGCTTCAAAGATTGGAGATTCAGAATCACGCCTAGCTTTTTCAGCTTTAACAATTTCTAAATGAGCAGCAATTTGTTCTGGTGTAGAACCAGGTGGAGGTGGTTGTGGTAAATCATCTTTAGAAATAGGTTGAGTACTTTTTTTACCAGCAATACGTTCTCCAAGCCTAACAAAAGGAGAACCAACTATATTTACTCCAGGTAAAACAAAACCTGTACCAGCAGCAAGCATAGTTTCACCTAAATCAACTTTACCTGTAGTAGCTAATTGAGTACCAGCAGATACACCAGCTTGTCCTGCCGCAGCAGCACCCCTAGCCCTCATAGCAGTAGTAATAAATTTAGCAGCAGGATCAATAGCAACTTTAGGAGATAGTCCAACAACACCACCCGCTACACTACCCACTGTAGTAGTAATAGGATATTGTTTTCTTTCTTCTTTACGAGCTTTGTAATCTTCTGGAGCAAACAGTTGGTGCAATTTATTTTGCATCCAACCCACAGTTTCAGCCCCAACAAATGCTCCTCCCCCAGCACCTAATAATTCTAAAGAAGCACCAACAACAGGAGCAAAAGGGCCACTAGCAGCAGCGGCAGTAGCTGCATAAGGAGCTATAGCAGTAGCACCAGCTACAGCACCTGTAAGACCCGCTAAACCAGGAACTACAGCTTCTCCAACAGCACGATAACCAGCATGAAATTGAGATGTAGGTTTAGTAGGAAACTTATTTACAACTTCATCATCAGCACCCCAAGAAGATTTAGCAACAGCAGGGGCAGCAGAAGATTTAGAGACAACTTCGTCTTCTTGTCCAAAGTCAGCCATAATTAACCCTTCTTACGTTTTATATTACCATCTTGTTCGTAGTAACTATCGGGTGGAAGCTTATCGTATTCTGCTTTGCTAGTAGGTTTAGCAGGATTGTCTTGAGTATATTTGTTACTAGTAGCAGCAGGAGACATCTTACCGGGTAACAAATCAAGCATAGAAGAACCTCCTTTAGCTGGAGGTGTAGAAGTACCTGCTGGTGCAGGAGGAGCATCAACTTCTTTTTTAGAGGGAGGGGGTGGTTGTTCTATATCGTAGCTTTCAAGTTCTTTAGTTAAACCTTCAAACAACCTGTTTTTTTCTTTACCTTCAGGCATACCCTCTATAGCATCAAGTTTCTTTTGAGCACGTTCTTTTTTAAGATTCTGTAGTTCGTTCCAAGCTTTAGTTGATTTAAGTTCAGCTTTTGCTTCTGGTGTTTTAGCATCATCTATAGCAGAAGAACCACCAGTAAAAAAACTAAGCACACCAGTTTTCTTTTTGTCTTCTTCTGTTGCTTTTTTCCAAGCATCCTCTGCTTCTTTAATAGGCTTTTTAAAATCAGTATCAACACGCGACCAAGCTCTTTGAGCAGCACCCCACTCACGTAACTCTAATGCAGTTTGTTTACCACTACCACCACCATCACGTTTTAGTTCAGCAATAAGTGCAACTACTTTATCATGATTCCTGTGCCAACCATCTTGCATCTCTGCAACTAGTTTACGAGTTTCATTTGTAGCTATTGTGTTTTCGTTTGAACCAGTAAGGTGCAAAGCTTCAAGTTGAGCTTTTTGTAATTTAGGATCATTTTCTTCAAAGAATTTTGGAATCTTAGTTTTAATAGCTGTCTTCATGTTATCTGGAAACTTAGATATTAGATCAGTTATTTGTTCTGGAGTAGCGCTTTTAATAGTAGCGTAGGCATCTCCAATAGTTTCTCTATTAAGATCATGTTTTTTTAGTTCTGTTGCAAGTTGTTTAGCATCATAGGTTGCCGATGCTACTCTCATTTGTGCAGCAGATTCAGGATCAACTACATCCCAAGCAGCAGCTATTGCCGTAGCTTGTTCACTTGGACTTTTTGTAACCCAAGTAGGGTCTGCCATTAATTTTTTAGCAGCATCACTTTTTTCAGTAGTTACTTTAATACCTGATTCTGAAACTATGTTAGCAAGTTTAGTTTTTTGTAAAGTAGCTTCTTCTTGCTGTGCTTTAGCAGCAGCTTCTTGTGGAGCATAAGCAGCTTTAAGACGATCTTGTTGTAGCTTAAGTTGTGTTTCTTCAGCAGCAGCAGAAGCTTGTTGCTCCACATAGGGAGCAGCAGCCATATTTTGTTGAAGCTGAAGAGCAGCACTACTACCCGCAGCTAAGTCTGACATTAAGAAAGCCATAATTTAATTACTCCAACCTAGTGATGGATCAGGAGTAGCGTAAGTACTAGGCATATTTTCAGATGCTTGTTGTACCCAATTGGGGTTATAAGCGTTATAGTTAGCAGACCCACTAGAAGAAAATCCCCTAAGACCTTGTGCAATACCACCCATACCCTGCATAAAAGCTTGGTCAGATTGGTTTTGTGCGTTAAGTCCCAAACTAGCAGCTTGAGCAGGATTATTAACAGCACCACTACCTTGTGCAAGACGGTTCATATAGTCAGTCATAAAGCCATAGTAGCCTTGTTGTCCAACCTTTTGAAGTGCTTGTTGTTCACCACCTGAGTACAGTTGCCCAGCACTAGCAGCAGCCCTTTGAGAAGCTTGCATAGCTGGCTGCATTACACCAGTATTAAACTGTGTGTACCCCGGCATATTTTGAATGTTACTAGGAGCACCTGGCTGTAAAGCACCAGCATACATTGATCCTAGTTGCCCACGGTATTGTGAAAAAGGATCAGCAGCTTGTTGGGCTTGTGCTTGAGCAGCACCACCCCCACCTCCACTACTACTAGTTAAAGCTTTAATACCACCAGCAATACCTACTACAGATGCAAGTGTGCCTAATGAGATTCCAGCAGACATTTGTTAGTCCCTTTCCAAAGATTATTTAATCGCATGACTTGTCTATAGTCCAAAGTTATTTCTTCACCTAGACTACCACCAGCCATACCACCTATGTCCCGCAATGCTACTAGGAACATATCACCCAGATCATTTTTAAAAACTATTGCGTTAGGATTCTTAGAGTGATTGATAAGGTATCCAGCAGGAGTCCTACAACCACCTAGTCTCATAGGTGCAATAATGCTATGTTGTTTAATCACAGCAGTAGAAAACATTCCTTTACCTTCTATAGGAGAGTTACCAGAACAAATGCTATAGCTTCCATCTGGAAAAGGAATGCAATCTTCTCTATGCTTAGATGCTAACTCTATGTCTTCAAGAGTCCAACCAGACTCTTTAACCATGTTTAAAAAGTCTTGTCGATCTTCTTCGTGCTTAAAACTATCTAGAGTTAGTTTGTCTTGCTGATGTTGTTTAAAAATATCAGGAGACTTAAATAGCACAGACTCTAAATATTCAACATCTGTGCTACTAGTAACATAGATATTTTGCCACACAACATCCTCTAGTGTGTAACCAACTTTGCTACCAGCTTTAGCCACAAACATATATGGAGCAGTAAGTGTTTGTATAGAACCATCTCCGTCAATAACATTAATGCTTCCTTTAAGAAGTACATTCATATGTTCAGAAAGATGCTCTTGACCAACAATTAAAGTGTCTTTTGGATAGTAAGCTTCTCTAATATACAACCCACCACCAAATCTATGGATGATTGAATTAGGAGTTTGCTCATGTCCCAACATTGCTTTAGCTAAAGCTAGTTTACTATCTGTAGTACTAAGATCAAAGTCTGGCTTAGTAGCAACAGAGTTAATAGCTTCTATAAGTTGTTCCACAATTATCTCCTATAGCGTCCACCACCAACACTTTGTTCTTGATCCATCTCGCCTATCCTGTAGTCTATTTCAGCACCATCAAGACGAAGGGGTACGTTACTAGTACAAAGAAACTCCCAAGCTCTACGGCGGTCAGCACCACCTAGATATATCTGTGACCTAGAAGCATTGAGGTCAACAGACCTGTAGTTAGACCAAGAGTTGTAGTCGTTTCCTGTGTGGCGTACTTGCATAGTACCTGCCACCTTATCACCAATAATCTCTAGCCTACCGTAGAATTTACGTTTAGTGACCCCGTTGTCGTAGAGGTCTGTGACTGTCCTACAGTATATAGCTTGTCCATTATCTTGGTAAGTGTTTACATCAAAATAATATATGTTTGCTGTGTCATCGTCTAACACATACGGAACAGTATTTACTTCAGCATAAAAGCTAGGACGGAAATAAGACTCTACATAAGTACCAGGGTTAGGTTGGTCACTAGAAGCTATTGCGTACTGTGTCCAGCGATACCACATCTTTTCGTTTATATCAAACACTAGGGTTTGATTAGTGTTGTGAAGAGTTAGTATGTAAAGAGTATGCCCACCAAACTTATAGCAGTAAGCAGTTACTTTGCTCATGTCATCTGCTTCTAGATGTTTGTCTATGTTGTCTGTAGAAATCTTAACAGCAGCAACACCATCCATAAGGTATACACAACGACCATGAGTCTTACTAGTACCTATCCAAAGGACAGTACCATCAGTAGCTACTATGCTATCTCCGTTGGCACAACCTACTTCAGATGTATAGCTTTGAGCTACAGTCAAAGGAGAACCTACAGCAGTACCAGTGTCATAGTAAAGCTGCATACTAGTTTTACCAAAAGCTACTAAGTAGTTAAGGTGTTTAACAATACCTACTAGGGTATCTGTAGTTTGTTCAAAGGTAAGATAATTTAAAGGGTTCCAAGATGTTGGATCACCAACATTAGAGTTGTATATACGATTACTAGTTGTTCCAATAAACACATAGTTGTCTAGAAACACTACTCCAGATACATAAGGCCCAACAGGAAATGCACAAAGAACAGGAGTCAGTACAGCACTAGAACCATTGTCAACAAAGGTAATAGTCCCAGATACAGCAGCAGTGTTTGCAATGCTTAAACTAATAGTAGTTCCATTAATGTTAGTAACCGTAGCATTAGGAGCTATGCCTGTACCAGAGGCGTACATACCCGTATAAATACCTGTAGCACTTGATACAACAATAGTAAACAAAGCTATAGTACCTGTAGCAGTAGGAGTTACAGTACTGGGTTTATTAACAGTACAAGTAGGTGCAGAAGATAAACCACTACCATTGTTAGTTATAGTTACAGTAGAAATACTTCCGTTAACAACAGTAGCAGTTGCAGTAACACCACCACCAGAAAAACTTAAGGTAATCCCTGAACTGTAGTTAAGACCTTCATTGTCAATGCTAATGCTTACAACCTTGTCGTTAGTGATAGCACTAAAAGAAGAGTCAGACTTTTTGTACAAGTATCCGTTAACCTTGTTGTGCATAAACAAATACGCATCTAAAAAGGTTCTAACAAAATAACTTTGACTAGTTGAAGCAGACGTTGTACCTACAGTAGTAACTGCGTATCCAGATGGATCAACTTGGTACACTGTGTTATTAATAACAGAAATAATCTTGTTGTTAAAACTAGCTAGTCCTTGACTAGGTGTACTAGCAGGAGGAGTAACAGGTGTTACTTGTTTTACAAAAACAAGTCCAGGTCTTTTAACAAACTCTCTCTTTTGATCCCTAGACTCAAACACACAGTTAGAAGAATAGGAATCCTTATTGAAAGTACCATCTCGACTTTCAATAGGTTGGGTAAGAGGAATGCGTTCTGTAGCCATACTTAACCCCTGTAAGCACTGTTACCAGTAGACCTAAAGTCTGGAGCAAAGAACGTACTAGAGGCTTCTACATCCCAATCAGTTAACAATGTTTTATAAGTACCTGCACGCATACTAATCTCTTGTCTAGAGTTCATAGGAACCCCATACTCAAGAGCTAGTTGATCAGCAAGGTTCCACACCAAACAGTTCATCCATTCATTAGGAAAGTCTGGTATAGCAAGAGCAGTAGATAAATCATCTAAGGGAAGTTGAGTAATAATATGAAGTTCCATATTAGTACTAGCGTTAACATCAGGTGTTAGGTACACATACAACACACCATTAAGTTTCTTAGTGTCATAGAAGATAGTGTTAGCTGTACCAGTAGAAAACTTAGAACCTAGAACGTTGTACTCTTGTTTAGATACAACCATCACAGGTATATCAATGTAAGGAGTAACAGTAATGTTGCGATAGAACCCTTGGATAACTTTTAGAGGTCTATCAGTAATAGCTACAGTAGGGTTAAGAGAGTCGTACATCAATGCAGATGTAGACCCACCTAAGATGTAGGTAGTCTGGTTAGTAATCAGAGGAATAATAAGCTCTGAGTTCTTCCACAGCTTTAAACCTTCTGTACTTAATTGCTTGATTAAAAGATTTAAAGACATAGCAGCATTGTTGATAGTCTCAGCATCAGGCACATCACCTATCTCAAGCACACCTAACTTACGAAGTGCTAAAGAGATAATCTGATCACGAGAAACAGTGTAAGTAGAACTCATTGTTTTATCCTATTAAAAAACTATTTAAACTAGGAGCTGTCTTACCTGATATAGCACATCCAGCAATAGCTTGAAAAGATATAGCCTCAGACCCTTCTAGGGTACATACAGGAATACCTATGTTATTTATGTCTGCTCTAGCACAATCTGCTGTGCCGTAGTCCGCTATACCTTGTGTGGTAATAGGAGTACATACAAAAAGAAAAGTGTCTTCTTGTTCTGCCCTAGTAAAAGGTGGTGCTATCTTATCTGCTACACCATGCACAAAGTCTTGAGGCTGTCTAGGTTCCCAGTCCCCATCACATACCATTAACCCGTCCCAGCGTAATCGTAGCTCATTAGCCTTGTATTGTCTACCACAGGCATCACAGATTACAAGCCAAGACCCTGAATCAAACCTTGGTTTATAAGACATAGTAGTTAACCTACAAACTCTACAACAGCAGTAACAGGAACAGCTTCACTAAACGTAACAGACGTAGATGTAGTTTCTGTATAACTAGAGCTTAATATTTGTCGTATACCATTGATGTATACATCTAAAGTTTTAGCACCAACAGTGTACGTAAAAGGAACTGTAAATACAGTTTGTCCAGACGTAGCTGTAACTGTTCCACGCAGTCTACCTTGATATACATAGTTGTTTACATCATTAAGCCATGCAGCAACTATAGGAGTAGAGTTATCTATAAAGTAAGTAGTAGCCATTGTTTGTTCCTAATAACATATTAAGTAATGTACGTATGCTTACTTGTCTTGTTTGTTATCTAGCTTATCAAATATCTTAGATAACATATCTCTAATGTCCCGGATGTCATCTTTGTAATCATCACGGGCTATATAGTTTTTAGGCAAGTCTTCACGCATCTTAGATAGATCGTACTTTAGTTCTTTAACTGCTGCCCATAATTCTCTAGCAAACCAACCTACTACAGACATAGCTACGCTAAGAATGACATCAATTAGTTGTTGTAGTTCCATGATTAAGGTTGTGTTATGTTTATTGATTGTGCAGCAAGACGTTGAGCTTCTTGGTAAGCAGCAATAACTTCGGTTGTATGCACGATTGCACAAATGGTTTTTACCTTTTCATCCTCGGCGCTGTAATCATCGCCAGGCTTAAAGTAATTGCCCTTGACTTGTTCGGCAAAAGGCTTCCCATCTTCAGTGACAGTCACAACATAACGCACAGCAACAGTCTGGTCTGCCAGCACTTCGATGCGGTCAACAACGGTTTGTTTTTCAAACATGGTTAGTCCTTAAGGTTGTAGGCGTTTTGGATCGTCAGCCAAATAAAGACCGCCATCGTAACCAGTTACAACTTCAGCATCATGTTCTGTAGCGCCTTCTGGTAAAGGATTTTCCCCATTGTGGCTATCCCAATCCCCAATGTTAATGAGGTTACCATTTTTG